TTATCCGGTCATTTTTTGCCTCCCAGCAGAGGAACCGGAGACACCGACTTCGGCGCTAATTCGGCGCAAAGCGCCCGGCGCTCGAGCGTCGATCTCCCCGAGAATGTCATTGAGAGCGGTCGTGACCGTGGCGAATCGCCCGATCGCGTAGACCTCTGTCGAACCAGTGACGTCGTGGCCCATGAAGCCTTCGAGGTCCCACTTCGCCACGCCGCGGTTGCGCAGCAGCGTCGCAAGGCTGTGACGTAACAGGTACGCCTTCCACTCGCGGCCGGAGGGGAGCTTCAGCCCCGTCAGCATCGTCGACCAGGAGCGATCAACGTCGAGCACGGACCGGCCGTAATAGTTGACGAGGTAGCCCGCGCCCTTGCGCGCGTTCTTGTCGAGGCGCTGGTAGGCAGCGAACTCGGCCGTCAGCCACTCCGACAGCACCGGTACGACAGGGATCAGCGGACGATACTTGTTCGTCTGGGCGCGGCCGAAGGGATTGAGGTCCAGCGTCGGCGAACCCGGGTACCACTGCTCGCGCTCCGGAGCGATGCAGATGTCCACCACGCTGTCGGGGCGGGCGAGGGTGCAGAGCGACCCGACGATGAAGGCGTGCAGCGAGGCACGCTTCTTGTCCGGCTCGGCCGCGTACGCAAGCATATCGGCCAGCACGTCGACCTCGACGCGCGTCCGCCGCGGGCGCGACACCTGCTTGCGGGGGAGGGGCTTGTAGATCGGCCGACGCTCCGATCGCGGCGGATCCGCGTCGGCGGCGTGGTTCAAGGCGGCGGCAACCTGCAGCACCGACTCCTCGGTCGTTGCGGAGGCGCGCGGCCGCGATGCCGTGATCTCGCCGGCCTTGTTTTTCCACGTCACCGGCTGGTCTTTCGACCAGGTGCGAAATGCGGTGATGAAGGGCATGCCGGATGCGACGGCGCAGCTCGTCTCGATCCCGAACGAACCGCCGCGATCCTCCTCAGCGTCGAGGAAGTCGGTGACGTGTTTCAGACGCGCCTGGATGCTGTCCGACGAGCTCTTCAGGTCGCCATGCTCCAGACGGTAGTCAGCGATTGCGTCGGTCAACAGGTAAGCCTCCGCGGAGGCGAGCGGCTGTCCGCACGCATAGCAATAGGCGGGCGCCTCGCTGGCATCGCTCAGGTACCGCCGGTCGAGCGCGAGGATGGCTTGGTCGACGTCCTCCTCGCCCGTTGATACGCTTGCCTCGCGTCGCGCGTCGGGGTCGTACCAGAAGACGTACCAACGAGACGAACGGGGGGACCCGTCCTCTCGCCGGAGCTTGTCGAGCCAGTATTTCCCCCGTCGATAGACTGGCGCCGGGCGACTCTGCATCGTGTCTGTTCCTTGAGATGTTCGACCTTCGCCTCGTGTAGGAGGTCGATCAGGCCAAGGCTGACGAGAAGATCGAGGTCAGCCGCAGTGAGGTCGACGCCGCGGCCGATCTCGGCTGCGCGGCTGACCCGCTTGTCCAAGTGGACGATCGAGGGGGCGTTCATGTCGGTGCTCCGTCATGGGTGATTCCGTCGAGCTCGCGGCCGGCAACTTTTTTGCCGACACGCTGGTGCACGCAGAGGTCGTGGCCGTCGTAGAGACAGCTATCGGTCCAGCCCTTCAGATCAGCGCTGTCGAAATCGGGCAGGGCATGCCGATCGATCAGTTCGCCGTGCTGGGACTTGAAATAAGGTAGCTGATCCGGCTGCCACGGCAGCCACTCGCCCCACTGCTTGAAGAGCATAGGCACGAACGCAATTGAGCACTGATCGCGAAGGTCTCGTGCCCAGTCTGGATGCATCGGCCGGGCGCCGGGCCCGCTCTCACCGCCAACGATAATCCAGTCGATCGACGCCAGCTCGCAGGGATCAAACGAGACCGGCCCCAACAGTGGCTCCATCGACAGGAAGCGGACCTTTGGCCCTTCGATTGCAAGCAGCTTGGGGAGGTCTCGATCGGCTTCCTCCTGGTTGACGATAGTCGCACCCAGCCAGACGTTCGTCGGCCAATCCTCGGTGCCCCACTCGACGTCGGTCATGCCGGCTACGTTGCCGATGCGCTTGGTGAGCAGCAGCCAGTCGAGGTGTGGCGTCCGATCGATCAGGCCGAACAGGGTGCTGCGCCATATCTCGGGAACGGCGTTGTCGAACACGTCGGCCAGGCTGGCGCAGAACACCCGCTGGCGCCGCCCGTGCTCGGCCGCGAACGCCTCCGCTGCCGCCTGCCACTGCAGAGGCTTCTGCCAGTTCGACTTGCTGGTGAGCCGCCGAGGAGCGCCGGGGCCCCAATTTGGCGCGGTACCGCCACCGAAGCGCGCGTTGCGCGTCTCGGCGTAGCAATTGTCGCAGCCCGGGCCGACCTTCTGGCAGCCTTCCCAAGGGTTGAAGGTGTGGTCGGTCCACTCGATCGCGCTGTTCTCAGCCACGGCTCAATTCCTTCTTCGCCGCGTCGCGGGCGATGTTGAGGGTGGTCATCGCCTCGACGGAGCCGCCCCGGTCAGGATGGCGGGCTGCCGCGAGGTCGCGGTACCGGGCGTCGACATCGGCCGCGGTGACTCGCGCTGTGGCGCTGAAGCCGAGCGTCGAACGCCAGCCGTGCGCGGCCGCCGGCGCCGCCAGCGCAACGTGGCCGGCGAACGCCTGGCGCAGATCCGCGACGCCCCAGCGCTCCTGACCGCGCAGCGCCTCGATGTGCGCGGCGATCGCGGCGATATTGTCGGCGACGCTGTCCCACCGGTCGCAGGCCAGCACGTGTGGCTTGCCGTCCAGGTCGAAGTAGAAGGCAACGCCGGGATCGTCGGGCTCGCGGCGGCTGACGTTCTGATCCCGGGCGCCGCTCGCGGTGAAGCGGATGTTCGTCGACAGGATCATCGAGACCACGCGATAGTGCTGCCCCGTTCGCGTCATCGCCGCGACCTGGCGCGCCAGCCGCGTCCGTGCGGCGGTGAAGGTCATGCTCCGGCCTTCATGCCGGAACAGAGCCTGCGCGCGCTGCTTTATTCGTGGCCGCCCCTCCGGCCACCGGAGCGGATATCCGGGCGTGATTGTCGGCGCAGTCATGCTACCTGCTCCTTCTGCTGGTCCTGCGCGCGCTTGCCAGTGCGCCACTCCTCGAGAGCGACCGCATGCTTGGCGCAGAGATCCTTGCCGGGTGCCGGCGACGTGCTGCAGCCGCTGCAGATCGGGGAGTCGCAGGTACCGCTGCGCTTGCCCTCGACCTTCCAGTCGCAGAGCCGATCGGCGCGGCGGCCGCAGGGGCACCGCTTGCGGCTATGGCCGCCGCAGACGATCATGGTACCGCCACCTGGTGCGGTCACGGTCTGGCACATCAGTAGAGCCCTCCGGCCGCGACCAAGTCGTCGACGGTGACCTGCGCCGTCAGCATCGGCTCGTCGAACCCGGGCGCACCGACGCCGACTTCGACGAGGATCTGCGGCGACACGTCGATGCGCTCGAAGATCATCGGATCGAGACCGGAGATCCATTGGCCCAGCAACTCGCAGATGCGGCGCTCGCGAAGCTGGTGGTAGGTCCGGGCTGCGCTGGGCGCGGCCGAGTTGCCGACGCGACGGATCGACGAGACGTTCATGCCACCTGCTCCATTTCAGCGTTCGAGAAGGATGCGGCTTCGACGGCCGCGGTGATCCGGCGCACGGCCGTTTCGAAGTACGTCGGGTTGTGCTCGATGCCGGTGAAGCGCTTGCCGGCCGCGATCGCGGCGACGCCGGTGGAGCCAGTACCCATGAAGGGATCGCAGACGCTGTCCCCGCGCATATTCACGAGGATCTTCGTCATCAGCGCGTCAGGCTTCGTCGTCGGGTGATCGAAGCGCGCAGGGCCCCGCGGCGACGTGATGCGGCTCACCCGAAGCAGATCGGCCATGGCGCCGGCGGGATGGTACCCGGGCTGCCATGCGTGGACGTAGAATTCGGCGTCCGGTCGATAATGCTTGTTGGCGACCGGCTGCGGGTTCGTCTTCTGCCAGACGCATACCGCATGGCGGTGGAAGTTGCCCTTCGCGACCGCGAGCAACTCGGCCAGCTGATCGTTGTGGGCGAACACGATCGCGGCGCCGCAGAGCAGCGGGTTGACGATCGACATGTCGAACCCCTGGTGCAGCCCCTCCGCGAGGATGCGGTCCATCATTGGCCGGCGCGCGCGGTACTTGCCGGCGCCGGTTGCTCGGATCAGGTACGGCGGATCCATGACGTCGGCGTCGTAGAAGCCGAGCGTCGGCCGGATCGCGTACGCGTCGCCCAGGTAGAGCGTGGCGGTCGCGATCATGCGAACATCTCGATCTGACCTGAGCGCCGCGCGACGAATGCCTGCCCGGGCAGCACGACAAAGAGGCAGTCGCGCCCGGGGCAGTCATAGTCGAAGATCTCGATCGGCCTGAGAATGAAGCCGAGCGGGGCTGCTGCGTATCGTTGCGCAACCCATCCATTCAGCCACCAGCGGCGCGCTTCGTTTCTGTCGGCTTGTCCGTCCGGAGCGTCCCAGCCGGTCAGATTCCAAGCATGTCCGCGTGCCGCTACGGATTGCACCAGGTACGGATCAGCGTCTGGGTCGCGCTGGATCAGCGTACCCGGTTTGACGTGATCGCTCACCCTCGTCTTCCAGCCGCTCGATGTAGCGGCAGGCTTCGTTGTAGCCGATGCGCATCCTGCGCTGCAGCCGCGACGTCGAGCCGCTCTGGTCATGGCGAACATGCGCGAGCGCTTCGGCATAGCGCGGTGTCTGATCGGCCCAGCGTGGGGTCTTGTTCGCGGCGAAGCTGGTCATCAGATCATGCCCAGCGCTTGCATGTAGACCTCGAGGATCGCTTCCTCTTCCTGGAACTCTTCCTTCTTCTTTTTGCGGATCGACAGGATCTTGCGGATGGCCTTGGGGTCGTATCCCCTGCCCTTCGCCTCCGCCATGACGTCCTTGATGTCGTCGGCGATGCCCTTCTTCTCTTCCTCAAGGCGCTCGGCGCGCTCGATCAGCAGACGCAGTTCGTCGGCCGCGACATGTCCGCCGCCCATACCCTCGTTGCGGTTATCGCCCTCGCTCATCGTGACGCTCCCTGCCGCGCTTCGGCGGGCATGATGGTGGTTTCGATCAGCGCCGCGGCCTGATCGAGCGCCACGGCGGTCGGCGACGACGCGCGCAGCGCGCCGTATTGCGCGGCCCGCTCGCGGCAGAGCTTCGCGATCAGCGGCGCGGACATGGTCGGCCGCGCGGGCGGGATCAGCGCGGCGCTCACCGGTAGATCCCGACGATTGCGAGGACGGCGGACGTCGTCTCGGTCGGGTGGCCGCAGAAGGCGAGCAGCAGGCCGAAGCCTGCGCCCATGACCAGGCCGGCCGCGCCGATCCCGCCGATGATGTTCGCGTCGAGGCGCGTGTCAACGAGATCCGCGTCGACGCAGACGTGGCAGTCGCAACCGTCGACGTGGAACTCGACGTCGAACGCACCCGCATCGAACCGTGCGGCCAGATCGAGGGCGCGAACGGTGCGCGGGCGGTGAAGCCGTGGGTCGGCGTAGGTCACGAACGGTTCTCCCGTTGGGCGGTAGCGGCGCGGAAGCGCAGGACCTCGACGGCCCACAAAAGAGCGAAGCCGACGAGGATGGTCAGGGCGAGCGGGATGCGGACAAAGCCGACGACGAACAGGCCAGCGGCCAGGCCGAGCATCAGCGTGGCGATCGGCACGACGAGGCGGAGGTTCGTCATCGGCCGCTCAGCCTCCGAAGACGACGCGTGCGGCGCGCACGGCGACGCTGCCGATGACCCAGCACGCGGCAGCGGCCGTGATAACGGCCACGCTCAGCATGGCGGCGCGATCGGCCACGCCGATGCGCGAAGCCCGCGCCGCGCAGCGGGTGCAGGTACAGCCGAGCGGATGGATATCCGCAGCGATGCAGGCGCGGGGCCGGATCATTCCGCATGCGCCTCCGCATCGCAGCCAGAGCAGAGGTTCGACGCCGCCCACTCCAGCCGGGCCGTCTCCGCGCCGCGCTGGCGGTCCCAATAGCTGCAGCCGCAGCCGCGACAGACCGGGGGGTGCTGCTCGACCGGCAGGTCGCGATCGGCGAGCTGGCGGTAGACGCCGGGATCGAACGGGAAGATCGCCGCGAGCTTGGCGATCGTGCGTCCGTCCTTGGCGCGCCAACCCGGCGTCTCCAGCAGGCGGACGAGCTCCATACCACCCGCCCGCATCGAGAGGCTGCGGTACAGCTCCCTCGCGACCTGTTCGACCGACTTGCCCGAACGCAGCCGGCGCAGGCGCAGGTATTCCCACGGCTTCAGCGGAGGCATGGCGGGCGGATCGGTGGGGGTGGCGTCGGCGAAACTGGCGGCGGAGGCATGGAACATGGCGGCGATCCTTCCGGGCAAGCCGGTGGCGTCGCCGGAAACGGGTGCTTCCGGAACGCCAGTCGATGATGGGGGTGGGCTAGGTCAGTCTGGCGTCAGCTGGTGTCCGGAGGGTTCAGCAGCGCGAAGTGTCTGGAGCGAAGGCGCTCGCGATACCCGTCGACCAGCCGCCCGACGCGCTCGATCAACGCTGCGTTATCGGCGAGGTCCGCGTCGCTGATGTCCCCGTCTTCCTCGAGATCGGCAGACAGCTCGGCGGTGAGCCGAAGAAAGGTGGTGACCGCCGCCTGGTCGCAGGGACCGTGAGTCTCGATTGGCACGAGCTTCATGCCGACGATCGCCAGCACGTCGTTGGCGAAACGGCCGTCCCATTCACGGCAGCCGCGCAGGAACGAGACGACGCCCATGTCCGCATCGCCATTGCGATAAGCGGCAACCCGATCTTCGCTTTTGCCGAGGACCGCGCCGAGATCGGCGTTCGTCGCGCGATCCTGATCCCTGATCGTGGTGAGGCTGCGCCCCAGCACGTCAAGCAGCAAAGACATGGGAATGGTCCGGTACCGGCTGTGGATGTGCGGTGCCATCATGCGGCAAGACCGAAATGCGGGTGCGACGCCGGCCGGATACGCTGACCGGCGTCGCGGACATCCAGGGAGCGGATGAGCAAACTGGGGACTCGGCCAGCGCGGGGCTTGATGTCCTCGCTGGTCGGGCATCGGCCGGTCTGCCAGCGGCCGAAGGGGGAAAGGCGTGCAACGATCATTGGGCCTGCTCGATCGATCCGACCGACACGCTAGCGTGATCGGAGGCGTCTTCGAGGGCGAGCCAGCCATTCATCGGTACGGAGCCGTCGGTCTCGCGTTCGATGATTGCGGCAACTTCAAGCGTAGGAAGGGCGGAGCCGTTGCGGAGCCGGTTCACAAGCGAACGATCGCGGCCGATCAACGCAGCAAACTGCGCATCGGTCATGCCGTTTTGCTTCATGAAGGAATCAAGCTGCGAGCCCATGTGCGCCTTGTGTGCGGACGACGCACACATGTCAACTCACATTAGTGCGGATTACGCACAGGATGTTCGTGTGCATATTGCGCACAATGCCGGCGTGGATAAAGCATGGTTCAAAGAACGAAAGCGGGCGGTGGGTGCCTCTGATGAGGCATTAGCCGAGGCGATCGGCCGCGAGCGGTCCACCGTGAACCGGGTCATCAACGGCGACATCCGGTTCGATCTCGCATTTGTCGATGGCTTTGCTCGCGTCCTTGAAGTGCCTAAGTCAGAAATCTTGGCTAGGATCGGTGTAGACGTGCCTGCGGCAAGTGCTGCGGTCAGCCAACAGCAGATGCTCGCTCGCAAGCTGATGGAGAAGGCCAACCCCGACCAGCTTCTGCGCATCGTCGATATGCTGAACGGGGGAAGCAGCTCCGATAAACTGGCGGCGGGCCAGCTCGACCTCGTCGAGATCCAGCAAATTGACCTTGCTTATGGCATGGGTGCTACGTTCGCCGACGGACATGTCGAAGCCGAAGTTCTGCGTTTTCCACGTGGTTGGGTGCAGACGATCACATCCTCGCCACCGGCGCAGCTCACCTGGGCGAGTGGACGCGGGGACTCGATGACGCCTACAATCCATGACGGAGACATCGTTCTGCTCGACAGATCACAGCGGCGCGTGATCGAGCAGGATGCGATCTGGGCCTATACGACGGGAGAATTCGGGGCGATTAAAAGGCTGCGGATGCGGGGAGATCGCGTGATCATCCTGTCTGACAATCCCTCCGTTCCCGTCGACGAATTACCGGCCGAAGAGATCAACATTGTCGCGCGCGTCATCTTCATCGGCAAGCGGACATGATGCTGCTGATCGCGCTCTTGCTGGGGCAGATGGATGTTCGGCTGCGAATGGCTGAACGCGACGCTAAGAACGCTGAGCTCGTAGAGGCCGTTGAATTTCCCGGATACGATATGAGCGACGAGGCGGTCACGACGGCAGCAAGACATTACTGCGGCACGCTACCGGCATGTTCCAGCTCGTTTCTCGATGCGCGCGACGAGCTTACGCGCAGCGCTGCGCTGCAGAAGCGTGTGAAGGGGGCATTGAGGCTCATTAAGCAGGCAAGCGATGAACGCTATCCCGACTGGCGATATGCGAACACGCTTTACCAAGCGACATACAATCCACCGCAGGCGTCCTATAGACGTTCGTACCGCGTGACGTGCAGAACGTATTCAAGTGGGAAAACCGCTTGGTCGTCGTGCTCTGGGTGGTGAGCATCCTCAACCGCTTATAATTGCTGCAAGTTTGGCCGAGTCGCGGCATTGCCGACTCGATCCAATTCGTTCTACGTTCCGCATATGTTCTTCTCTCCTTTTGGTCGCCTGACCTCTCCGCGCGAGATGAGCCTAGCCGTCGTCGGGCTCGATCACGCGAATCGTGATCGCAGCAACCGTCGTTTCGAGATGGCGCTGTGCACGCATGGCGAACCGATCCGCCTGGTGCGCGAACCGAAGAACAAGGCCGATGAGAACGCCATCGCGGTGGTCAGTGCCCGCGGCATCCAGCTCGGCTACATCACCTCGCTGCGCGCGGCACTGATCGCGCGCTGGCTCGATGCCGGCGAAGCGTACGATGCCGTGTTCCAGGACGCGGGCCACAGCGCGGCGATCATCCGAGCACGTTTCGGCGGCGGGTCGCTCTGGCTGCCGCCGGAGCGGGACGACGTGATCTGGGACCGATCGGAGGAAGGCGGCGACTCCTTCGATTGGGGTTGCTGAGGGTATCGAGCGGGTACAATGGCCCTTTCCGCGCCTTTCCTCCGTCATATGAAGGGCAGCACGGCGGATGGGTTATCCGCCATCCGCCGCTATGTCCGGGTTTGGTGGGAAGCGGAATGGCCGCTTTTGGGGGGCAAATGGCGTTAGCCGACATGGCGGGTCGCTGCCGTCTTTCCCGAAAAGGATCGAGTTTCGGGAAAATCAGTGCGGTTCGCCGTAGATGGCAGGGGTAACGCAAAACGCTCGGAGCAGGGTTGTCGCACAGCCCATCAAGCTGTTGGTGTTTGTCGTATATCCGATTTGGCGCGAGCCGGGGCCTGATCGGCGGGTTTGCCACTGACGGCAAACGTGTGATTTCCGACAGTAATCCTGCTGCCCTATGTCAGGCTTTTGGCCACGAGCCGACCGATGCCGGCGAAAGCCTTGTCGAACTGTTTTTCGGAGGGCCTGCCACCCCGTGTATAGACCGCGATGACGATCGGCGTGTCCGGTCGGGGCCAGGCGACCGCAATGTCGCCGGCCATGTCGCGACCGCTGTGGCCGGTCTTGTTGCCGATACGCCAGCTCCTTGGGAGGCCACCGCGAAGACGCGGATTTGTCTGGTTGCCGACAAGCCAGCTCGTGAGCAGCGCCTTCGACCGGTCGGACAGTACATTGCCCACAATGACCTTGCGCAACGTCGTTGCCATCGCAGCCGGTGTCGTCGAGTCATCCGGACCACCCGAGGGAACGCGGTCGAGCGCGGGTTCGTAGTGATCGACGCGGGTTACCGTGTCACCGATCGACCTTAGGAAGGCGGTCAACGCGGCCGGGCCGCCGGATCGTGCCATCAGCAGGTTCGCGCACGCCCCGTCGCTGATCTCGACTGCGGCCTTGCACATCGCCTCGACCGTCATGGTGCCTCTCGCCAAGTTGGCCTTTGCAATCGGCCCCCACAGTTCCAGCGTGTCCTTCGCCGTGTAAGGCACGAGCGCGTCCAGCTTCTCCTCTCCGCGGTCAACCCGCGACAGCACGAACGCGGCAAGCGATGCCTTGTAAGAGCTACACATGATGAAGCGCTCGTCGGCTCGCCATGAGAGCGTTTTGCCAGTCCTGACGTTCAGCGCATGGACTCCGATCCGTCCGCCGGTTGCCCGTTCGTAGTCTGCGATGGGATCGGCAACTGCGGCTCGTGCGAGAACGGGCCAACACATCAGGGCAGGAATGCCAAAGGCCAAAGCCCGTCGCGTGGGATTCATCGTGGTTCGCCTGATCATCAGTATTATTTGGAGTTTGATGCGCGTGTCGCTTACAAGCAAAGGACGATATCTCAGCTTCGTCATTAGTATTTTGAGGGATGAATGGCTCGGGTCCCCATACCGCTCAATGCGTTGCGCGCATTCGAGGCGTCAGCTCGCCACCTTTCCTTCACGCGAGCCGCTGACAGTTTGAACGTCACGCAGGCGGCGATCAGCCACCAGATCAAGGCGCTGGAGGAGCGATTGGGAGTCATCCTCTTCCGTCGTTCCAATCGAGGTCTGAAACTGACCGATGAGGGGCTGGCGCTGGCTCCGACGTTGTTCGAAGCCTTTGGCGCGATCGACCGCCTGTTCGAGAGGTTTGAGGGCAGTGGGGTACAGGAGGTATTGACCGTCAGCGCGGTCGGAACGTTTGTCGTCGGTGCACTTCTTGAACGCCTACCGTCGTTCCGGGCGGCGCATCCGGGCATCGACCTTCGCCTGCTGACCAACAACAACAAGGTCGATCTGGTCGCCGAGGGGCTGGACTATGCCATCCGCTTTGGTGACGGCGCGTGGCACGGGATGGCTGCGGATCTGATCTGCTCTGCTCCCCTTTCGCCGTTGTGCGACCCGGTCATGGCAAGAACCCTGCGCGAGCCGGCTGATCTTCTGCGGACACCACTGCTGCGGTCCTACCGTCCACAGGACTGGCCGGCCTGGTTCGAAGCCGCCGGAGTGGAAAATAGCACAATCCGCGGGCCGCTGTTCGACTCCTCGCTCATCATGGCGCAGGCCGCTATGCGTGGCGCGGGCATTGCGCTGGTTCCGTACGACCTCTTCTGGCGTGAGATCGAAGGTGGACAGCTTGTACGACCGTTCGTCATCGAGGTGGACGCCGATCGCTATTGGCTAACGCGGCTGAAGTCCCGGCCACCTAGCCACGCGATGCGCATGTTCCGCGTGTGGATGCTCGATCAGTTCGGCGCCATAGGCTGACGGAAAACAGGTGTTTCCCTACAGGCATGACCTTCCCCGAAAACGAACCTGTAGCGGGACAGTCGCTGCGCCGACCGCGTGGACAGCCGGAAGGTGCACCCGCTTTCCCAAAATCTGTTCCCAATTGCTCTTTCCCGAAATTGCCCTCCGGAGACGGGAAAACGGGAAAGATCGCCCTGAACAAATGGCTGCTTTCGAAAGCCCCAATTTGTTACCCGAGCGTCCGGATATGGGCGTAAGCGGACAATCCGCGGGTATCCGCCGGGTACATCGTACCTTGCCGGGAGCTACAGCCGAGGAGCAAAGGCGAGCGAGGCGGAGCGTATCTCGACCACAATTCGCCTTTCTAGCCGATGGCTTACGTCGACGACACGAAGCGCCTGATTGCCACCAAAGCCTCTGCCGGGTCGGGTACACCGAACAGGTCGACCTCCGAGACCTGGGCGCGGCGAACGTGGGTGAGGACAATCCAGCCGCGTTGTCCATCGCCTTCAACGAGAGCGGCGTCTCTAATCTCGGCCCCGAGGATCTCCCTGTACTGATTGCCACGCCCGCTGCACCACGCGATGCGTCGATCCGTTACGACCATTTCGCCGAGTACATCGTTGACGAAGGTGCGACCGGGCTTCGACATGAGCGGCGCCACAGTGGCGCTGAGTGCCACTGTGGCGAAGAAGCTCCAGAAGAGCTTCAGAACAAGCGGTTCGGCTCCTGTCCAAACGTGTACCAGCCACCAGACATACAGGGCCGGCCCGATGCAAGTCAGGAGTGCCATGACCAGGCGGGTTCGGTCGATGCCGCGCAATCCCTGCTTGCCGCGCCAAGCGATGAGTTCGCCAGGCGCCAAAACAAAGCCGCCTGGCTCTGCATGCCTCGTCGTCCATAGCGAGTAGGCGCCGCGGACCATCCTCGCCAACACCACGCTGGCCAGCGGCACCGCACCGGCCAGAACTCCGATCTGCACGGGTAAGGCTGGCACAAGGATGTATGGGCCGCGGCGGCGCCCAACCTGCACCATCTCGCCTGGGATCAACAGTACAGCGGCAATCACTGCGGCTAGAAAGAGAAAGATCGGGAGATAAGCCGCGGTGGCGAGAGCGACACGGTCACGCCGCGAGGGCAACTGGGTGCCTTCTCCCTTTCTCGCCTGGCTCATCGCTCTTCCATGCGAAAGTTGCCGAACATCGGCAAGTGGCCGACCGCCGCGACGGTCAGCGGGTATCTGCGGGGTAGAACCGTGGGAAAGCCCCTTGCCGATGGAGCCTACAGGCGTTCGGGGCATCCGCTTTCCCGAAATCGCCCTTTGGAGATGGAGAAATGGGAAGGATCGCACTGAAGGATCGGCTGCGTCGGGGACACGGATTGCCGACCTGAGCGTCCGGATCTGGGCGATTGCAGACGTATGACCTGCGGGTACCCCGTGGGTATTGCGAGTAGATAGCGGCCCTCTCCCTGGCTGAAAATTGCGCCTGCGCCCCACCATGGCGGATGGAGTATCCGCCGCGGTCGCGCCGATCGCACCGCGCGCTTGATGTTTGTTCGCACTTCGTTCCAATGCCGGCATGCGTCCGCACGCTCGAATCATTGTCGATCTGGCAGTTGAAATTCTCCTCAGCGCGAAAGGCGAAGCCAGGCTCGGCCGCGTCGACACGGTAGCGGTCAGGCTCGCGCTGCGGTGCCTCCTCGCGCACTGTCCGGAGCGATGGCCGCTGGCGAGCTTCTGGGAAGCGGCGGGCGAGGAGACGGAGCTCAACAGGACGCAGGGTGTATCGGCGGCCTTCAACGGCATCTTGCGCCAGCTGCGGCGGTCCGGCGCGTATCCAGAGTACAACCCGGCCGAATATGCTGATCCAGATCCGGCCCGCGCGGCGACGAACCGTGGCAGAATAGCTGACGAATAGCATTCGCTCCACGGTTCAGGCTATGTTCTCCCCTTGGGGGATAACGCCATGAACATCATGCAGGGAGTGCTGAGGCCGAACGCACCGCCGCGCCGGGTAGAAGCCTTGGCCTACATCATTCAGCGGCTGCGGCGGGGCGCGAGCCCGAGCTACGACGAAATCGGTCGCAACATGAACCCACCCGTGGGTGGTGGTCGCGCGCGACAGTATGTCGATCAGCTGGTCAAGCTGCGCGTGATTGGCCGCGACGTGGGTTCGCACCGCGGTATTGTCATTCTGGACCTGGCCGCGTGCCTGGCGTTGATCGACAAGGCGTTGGGGCAGGGTGGATGGGCGCACGCCGCCCCCCTGGCCCCGCTTATGCCGCCCGACCCCTGCAGCTTTCTGCAGCTGCCAATCCTGCCGCTGATCGAGCTACCTCCCGATCTACAATGAGCGGGGTTCCAATGGCGGTCGACACGAAGAGCATGCGGGAATTGATCGACGCGGCTCCCGGCGATCGTATGGCCATGGACAAGCGTCACCTGCATGCCCTCATCGATGCAGCACCCGGCGATCGCGTCGCCGTAGAGAAGGATCAGCTCCGCTCCCTGCTCGGCGCGGTCGATCTCGGCCAGGTAGCCGACCAGCTGGCGGGGATGAGCCGCCAAGTTCTTGCACTGGCGATCGCGGCATGAGCGACAAGCCGCATCCGGCCGCGATTGACGTCGCCGGCGCATGGTACCTGCGAGATGCCAAGGGCAGCCTCGTCCCGATCGCGGCCGTAAAGCCGATGGATCTGCTGATCGACGAGCTGGTGCGCACCCGGCTGGTCAAGGCGCGCGCGCTTTCGGCGCAGATTGCAGCGTTCAAGCAGGAGAGCTTCGACGAAGTCTTTCAGCTGCAGGCGCTTCTGGCGCAGGAGTATGACGCGACGATCGGCGGCAAGAAGGGCAACATCACACTGCCGGCATATGACGGCTGCGAGAAGGTTCAGCTTGCCGTGGCGGACCAGCTGGACTTCGGCCCCGAGCTGCAGGTCGCGAAGAGCCTGATCGACCTATGCCTGCGGGAGTGGTCGGCCGACAGCCGCGTCGAGATCCGCGCGCTGGTCGACCGGGTGTTCGCGGTCGACAAGGAAGGCCAGATCAGTTCCACCGGGTTGTTCATGCTGCTCCGCGTCGAGAGCTGGCGCGACAGCGCGATGATGCGGCCATAGGTGAGCAGGGCGTAGCTGACCTTCCCATCCGATGCCGTGCCGTAACGGAACTCGCCCGCTTCGTTGACCTTGAGGAGGTCGGGCATCGCCGACATCTGCACGACGTCGATCGCCTTGAAGTTGGGCGCGTTCGGCGCGCGGCGGGCCCAGAGGCGATAGGTCGGCTGATGTTCGGCATACGCGGCGCGCAAGCGGCGGTTCATCGCGTTCGACATCAGCGCCGGGAAGTCCGACGTGGTGTGGAGCGCGCGTTCGGCGATCTCATTCGGCACCATGCCGCGCGTCGAGACGCCGGACGAACCGAGCAGCTCTTCGGCCATCCGGAGCATGCCCATGCCGCGGAACTGGCGGGCGTCCGGGCTGATCTCGCCACCGGCCATGCGGTGGAAGACGGCATCGGACATGGCTCGGGAGAGCGTCACGCCGGTGCCGACCGTTGCCGAGACGCGGTTGATCGTCGGTGCGCTGCTGTCGCGCTCGGCGAACCGGCGGCCGATGTTCGCCATCAACGCATCGCGCGTGAAGGGCGTCGCCTCATGCTCGCCGATCAGCTCGAAGGTGGCGTCGGTGTCGAGGCCGGCGTTGGTGGCGGCGCGGCGAATGTCGGCGATCGCGATCGAACCCGTGCGCTGCTGCTGCGGTGCCTGGTCAATCGTGGTCTGACCGGCCGGGGTTTCGGTACGGGTCGTCGTGTCGGCCGACGTATTGGCGGCCTGGTCCTCGGGGTCCATTCTGGTCTCCTGGGTGGATGCCGGCAATGCTCGGCGGAAGATGCAGGGGTTGCCGCCCTGCGCGGATTCGAGGCTTCGGGTCTGCGCGCCGGCGTCGAACGGCATCGTCACGAAGCTGATTTCGTAGGGCTCCCAGTCGATCGCACGGTAGATCGGCCGTTCGCCCTCGCGCTCGGTCACCTCGTATTCGTGCACGCGGTAGCCGACCGACACGTTCCGGATGACCTTGTCGCGGATGTCCTGGATGATCGGTGCGACTTCCTCGCGGCGCGAGAACCGCAGCGTGGCTGTGCCCTCGCCGTTCGCCAGTCGTGCCGAACCATCCACCACCACGCCGAGCTGCGAAGAGAGATCGTAGCTGCGATGGGAATTCAGGACCGGCCCGCCGCTGTTGATCCGGTCGAGCCGGACATGCTTGGGGTCGGTCGAGAGTTCTTCCTCGATCAGTTCCCAGCGACGCCAGTCCATCCGGGTGCCACGTGCGCCAGTGGTCCAGACCACTTCCACGGTGTTATCTGCCTCGTTGAACGTGTCGGCGCGGATCGTCAGTTCGCGGGTGACGATCGGCAGCGCGCGCGTCTCATCGGCCGCGGGGGCGGTGTTCTCGGGGTCCATCGGTCTCTCCGGTGTCAGGCCGCGGCGTCAGCGCCGGCGGTGTCGTTGTCGGCCTTCGCCTGATCGCTCTTGGCGGGCGTGGCCGTGTTCAGCGCCTTGCGGGGGTCGCCGTCGAACATCACTCCGGCGCCCAGCGCCGCCTCTGCGTTCGCGAGGTCCTCCGCAAATTGAGCGAGGAACTCGAGATAGTCGTACCCGCGCTCCTCGACGAGCTGAGACAGCGTCACCTTGCCCATTCGCAGGTTCGCCAGATCAGCCTGGGCATCCTTGTACGGATCGACCGAAATGAAACCCGGAGGTGTCCACCGCCAGCGGGCGGGCCTTGGGTGCGGCCATTGCCACCTCCGGATCTGGACATGCTTACGACTTCCTCCGCGGCGCACCGCGGGGAAGCTATGAAGGGCGCGCAAGGGTCAAAGCCCCAGATCGTCTTTCCCTGAAGCCGCTTGAGCGGCGGTGGCCGTCAGGCCGCTTGTTGTTCGTCGAGGTATGGCGATAGCCGCCAACCCTCAATTTTCCATGTACGATTGCCGAACTGCACGAAGGCGTGCGGCCCGACGATCGACTTCACGATGCCAGGAATACCGACCAGTGCCGGCATCTTCTCGACGGCGACCTCATCGTCGACGCCGATGATCAGGGGCTTGGCGCGCTGCTCTGCGCGACGTGCCTGCTCCAGCTCCATCAGGGCTCGCCGGCGAGCGGTCTCCGACTTGATCGCATCGATACGGATCCGCTCGGCTTCCTCCCTGCTTTCGGCATCGCGCATGGCCTGCATGATGGCAGCGGCACGTGCTTCCTCCTCGCGGAGCCCGGCCACCTCTGCATCCCCGACGAGCGGAATGCGGCCCCCATAGCGGAAGATCGAGAACCCCGGGTGTGGGCTGATCGACAGCTGCGTGACGTCCGCCAGCATCGGCAGGTCGCGCTCGCGGGCGAAGACGAACGTAGGCAGGATCGGCACATCAAGCTCGGATCGCTGCTCATGGCGTGTGCCCGGCCGGGTGACCTTCCGGATGGTACGCGCGGGCGTCCAGACGACGAAACCCGCTGCGCTCAGCGAGCGCATAAGCGGCAACGTCTTGCTGCCGTCCGTCCGGAGGATGCACCAGCGGCTCACGCCGAAGCGATGTCCAACGAGATGCCGCGCCAGCCAGCGTCCGGCGCCGGCCGATCGTAGTAGCGCATGTAGCTGCGCGTCCCGATGACGCGCATGGAATCTCGGATGGCCTTCATGGCGCTCTGCCAGCGCTCGTCAAGGATCGACGCAAGGGTTCTTCGACGCCTTCGACGCCGTCCAGGCGTCCACCGCCAAGGCGATCGCGACGATCGACAATGCCGCGCCGATCGCCGGATCGGTCGAAAGCCCGTTCGCTAGGGCGACGGCCGACAGCGCCGCGCGGACCGCGGCCAACGTCCAGACCGGGAACGAGATCATGTCGGACGTGTCGAACACGCTGGCCGACGTCCGCGCGCTGCTGGCGCGCATGGCGGAGGCCGGCCGCGCGCTTCCCGCCGACACCTTCATCGGTGGCAGCCTGCGGAGCGCCGCCTGATGCCCGCCGCCTATGCCGATATCGCGGCCGCATCGCGCGATGCCGTGGTGGCGACGTGGTCCGACGCGGCGATCGCGGCGCGGTACCCGGGCGCGATCGACGGGACGGTGCAGCCGGCGGAAGGTTTTTTCGACAGCGTCGCCGATGCGCAGGCCGTCATCGATGCGCGGGCCCAGCTGATCGGCAGGGAGCGCCGGCGCTTCCTGTCGAGGTCATCAACGACCTGTCGGCCGACGTCGCCAATCTCTTCCGCGTCGTGCGCCGACACTATGAGCCGTTCGTCGACGAATTCCGCTGGCTGCCTGCCAGCCGATCGGAGTTCGAACGTCAGCGCGCTCTTGATCCGTCGGCGCTGACCGACATCGAGCGTGCCGTCCGCTTTTTGTACCTCCAGCGCCTGGCGTTCGGCGGACGGGTCGAGGGGCGCACCTTCGGCGTCCGGCGCGACCAGTCGTCGCGGATCCAGCTGCCGCGCCTCCGCGCGGAGCTGAAGGCGCTGCGCGATCGGCTGGCGCCGGTCACGATCGAGCAGCTGCCCTGGTCCGACTGCATCCGCCGCTACGATAGCCCGGGGGCGCTGTTCTACCTCGATCCGCCATACGACGAGACGGAGGGATACGGCGTCAGCTTCAGCCGCGCCGACTACGTAGCGATGGCCGAGCAGCTCGCCGGCATCCGCGGCCGCTTCATGATCTCGATCAACGCCACGCCATTCGTGCGGGAGACCTTCGCCCGCTTCGAGATCATGGAGATCGAGACGACCTGGACGCTTGCGTCGGCAACGGCCGGCGCGCAGCGCGTTACCGAACTCATCATCACCGGCGGTTCCTGAGCGGGTATCGGCTGCACGTTCTGCGGGTATCTCGCCATCCGAAACCCGCAGAAATACGTCGGCGCGGCGGATGGCATATCCGCCGCGCTAGTCAGTTTCGAGATGCAAAGGGCGAGGTGCTGGCTGGCTCATTGTGACGAGTGCATCTGCGGGGAATGGTGTCTCACCCAATCGCGAGCTAGCCTGCTGCTCTCAGACCAAGTGCAGAGGGGCTATAAGTGGCGAGAAAACCAACCACGGTAAATCGGCCGGAGCCCAAAGATATGACCGCTGCGGACCTGAAAGCAGGCATCATACGATTGGCGAAAAGGCTGGAGCAGGTTCGTGCATTTGCACCCGAGCGCATAAGCGAGCAGTTTGGTGACCCAGAAGTAGAGCGAATCCGGGTGTCAGTAGAAGAGGGACTGCAGCGAACCTTCGGCTTGGGCACACCCGACTATAATCGCTACCATGCTGCTTGTTCGTTCAACACCGGCCCGGTCTTAATGAATCGGCGGGCGAGCACCCAAGAGGTGCAGCAAGCCCTTCAAGGCGCAAAAGCTCGGTCGATCGCGCTGCTCGAGGAGGCTCTTACTTCCTTGAACGAGCGCCTAGAGGAAACGGGTACCGCGGGCGTTGCTGCAGAATCAGCTCCTGCTGATTTCGACCGGAAGGTGTTCGTAGTCCACGGCCACGATGGCGAGGCTCAACAAGCCGTCGCCCGCTTTATGGAGCGCCTTGGTTTTGAGGCGATCATCCTGCATGAGCGTGCAAGCCAAGGTCGTACCGTCATCGAGAAAATTGAGGCAGAGGCCGGTGTCGGCTTCGCCATCGTCCTGTTGACACCTGACGATGAAGGACGTGCCATGGGGGGCGACCTACAGCCGCGTGCGCGTCAGAACGTCATGTTGGAGCTCGGCTATTTCATCGGCCGACTTGGGCGGAACCGCGTTTGCGCTCTAAAGCGCGGTGACTTGGAAATACCAAGCGATTTTGCCGGTGTTGTTTGGGAGCAAATGGATGACGGCAACGGATGGAAACAGAGCCTCGGGAAGGAGCTCGAAGCGGCCGGCTACGCAGTCGATTGGAATAAAGTCATGCGCCCTTAGCGTTGCAGCTGAATGGTTTAGCGCCGGCCGTCCGCTGGATAGCTGCTTGCCTCCGAATAACGCGGGCGGTCGACGGCGGTATAAGGCCGTCAAGTTTTCGCCAAGGTGCGCAGTCGCGGCTACCATCTCAGCCGCGGTGAACTAGTCTGCGTTTGCCGCGCATGTTTCGCGATCAAGAAGCGCTATGTCATAGCCAGTCTCAAGATAATCCGGCGCGAGCCGAGCTCCGAGACCGTCTAGGATCGTGCGTGCAACTGCATAGGTCGACAGGGAGTCACGGTCCATGGTCATCAAACCATTGTAGTACGTCCCAAAGGTCGCGAAGACATTGTCGAAGTGGTCGTTGACCGCCTTGTCACGCCGCCTGCGTGTGCCGCCTCGGGCTAATAAGCTGATTAGCTGCACCAGATGACATAATGAATATCGCCATATAAAACTATTGTATCGATGCGGAGGCTTTGACAACCGAACGCCATCCGAGAGCTGCTGCGCCAAGGTGGTCGCCAACGCAGTTGCGCCTCCCAAAATTAGAGCTTTGAAACGGTAGGACGTCGGCAATCCTGCGGCTAATTGGCGCAGGTCATCCGGATCGAACTCCGAACGAATGCCACGCAATGCTTCGGATTGATCGTCGATAACCTCACTCATGACCGACGCGCGTTCCAGCGCCCAGGCGTGACGCTCCTGGATTTGGCCTTGGATCTCGGCATCCCCGGCCATCGCGATCCGTAGGAGTTTGCAGTAGATCGGAAACCCTTTGGTCATCTTCCGATCGATAAACCTGTTTGCAACCCCCGGCGCGCGTGCGTCGACTTTCCGCAACTTTCTGTTGCCTTGAAGCACGATGATCTGAGTCGGGAAATCGATAATAACAGAGTGATTCGCATAAATCGCGTCTAGCGATTTCGGTTTAAACATCTCTGTGAGAGTGTGTTCAGGCAAGACTGCTTTATTGACAGCACTGGCCGCCAAAAACCGCCGCAGCTCCGAGCTTTCGAGTCTGTTGGTATCAATCACGACTCGCATACCCGTCCCCAGATAAATAAAGTGGAGCGTCGTTTATGCTGACCAACGCCGCGGTGAAAGCCGCGCGGCCGCGCGTGGCCGCTTACAAGCTCGCCGACCAAGGCGGCTTGCATCTCTACGTCGCGCCGACGGCACTGAAGTCGTGGCGTTTGCGTTTTCGCATCGACGGCCGCGAGCAGTTGCTGACGGTCGGCAGCTGGCCGGAGATATCGCTCGATGCCGCCCGGGCTCGGTGTGCTCAGGCGCGCGAGCAGCTCGGCCGCGGCGAAGATCCGCGCCAGGCGCGAGGCGAAATCGACGCGAAAGTTCTTGCTTTCGAGTATGTATCCCGCCGCTGGCACGCGCATATGCTGCCGCGCTGGACAGCCGTTCACGCGGCCGACGTGCTCGCCAGCCTTGAGCGAGATGTCTTCCCGGCGATCGGCGCGATGCCGATCGGCGCCATCACGACGCCGGTGGTGCTGAACGCCCTGCGTTCAGTGGAGGAGCGCGGCAGGCTGGAGACAGCCCGGCGGGTCCGGCAGCGGATCTCGGCCGTATTCACCTTCGCGATCGCCGAAGGCATTGCCGACCATGATCCCGCAGCGATCGTCGCCCGCGCGCTGACGCCGCCGGCGCCGGCACGGCATCAGCCGGCGCTCCTCGATGTCGCCGGCGCGCGCGAGCTGCTCGCCGCGGCCGATCGCGTCGACGCGTCGGCATCGATCAAGCTCGCGTCGCGGTTCCTCGCGCTGACGGCCGTGCGCCTGGCGGCGGTTCGCGGCGCGCGCTGGTCGGAGATCGAGGATCTGGACGGCTCAGCGCCGGTGTGGCGCGTGCCGGCCAGCCGCATGAAGCTGAAGGTGGCGAAGAAGGCCGACGAGAAGAACGACCACGTCGTGCCGCTCGCGCCCGCCGCGGTGGAGCTGCTGCGCGCAGCGCGCGCGATTATGCATTCTGGGGATGCAAATATGCATTGGGAGGATGCGAACTTGCATGATCCGCTGATCTTCCCCGGCCGCGATGGCGGCCGGCCGATCGGCGAGGCGGCGATCGGCGCGTTGTACGATCGCGCGGGCTTCGCCGGCCGGCATGTTCCGCACGGCTGGCGGGCGACGTTCTCGACGGTGATGAACGAGCGCGGGGACTTTGACGGCGATCTAATTGAGCGAGCGCTGGCGCACGCGGCAAAAGACAAGGTCAAAGCGGCATACGATCGGAGCGAGCACCAGGTGCGGCTTCGTCGCCTATTCGATGCATGGGCGGCGCACCTGAGCAACTGACTAGATCGGCTGAGTGATGCTACTTGCGTTATCCCGGATTCGGCCGGGACTTTTTGCGTGAGCGTGATCAGGATGGACAAGCCGAACGAACCTCCACCCTCAGATATCCTGTACATTATCGACGGTGAGCGGCTCGGACAGCTCGAGCAGGTCGCGGCGGGCTTAGACACGCTGCTCAAGACGGCGTCAGAAAAGCCGGATGCGTGGGCGCCGGAAATTACATCCTGCTTCCAAGCAATGCGCGACCTGATGACGTCCGGCCTTGGCAGCCTTTACGTCTCTTACGACCCGCGCTGGTCAGCAGAAGATGACGCGTTCCGCGCGCCCGATTGACGACGTTTGCGCGCGCACGCCGCTGCTGTTGAAACGGCACGCTTCGTGCTCCTCCCCCCTAGGCAGCCCGGGGCGGCGCAAGCCGCCACGTTCCGACAGCCGAGACTTGGCTGTCGGGTGAATGTGCCGTGAGTGTTCGGCATGGGGGAGCAACAAACTGTCCGAGATCGCCTTAGCGATCTCGCTTCCTCATCATCTTAAACCCCTTAGGAGGGATACAGAGCGCTTCATGAACTCGCGCTCTCGATCTTGGCGCCGAGGGACGCGAGCACAGCGCCGAGCTCGCCAGAAGCCACACGGATGGGCGTGGAGCCGGCTGTCAGGAGTTTGGGAGGGGTGGCGCCGCTAGGAGGCTTATTCGCGAGCTTCTTCGCCAGCAGCTGCCGGAAGCGCTGCCACACGCCCCTGTGCTTGTTCTGCATGCGGCCGAAGCCGAACCAATAAGCATTCGACGTCTGCTTGCGTTGTGGCCCGGGCTGCCCCTTCTCTCCGACGCGGATGGTCCGCCGCACCCAGTCGAGGAAGCCGTGCTCGCGTAGCCGCGCAAGCGCTCCGACTACCGCGTTTTTGGATAGCCCAGTCCATTTCATGATCGTCAGCAGCTCTGGCTCGGATCGACCGGTCGCGAAGTCGAGAGCCCTGCGGACGATTGACCGAAGCACGCGTATTCCGTTCGCCTGGAGCGGCCCGCGCGCGCCATGCTTCTTGTGCACGACGTCGAACTCTTCGGCCGTCTGGATCAGCGCGTCGGCCCATGCGAGCCCCGCATGCCTCGATCCGTCCTCGATCTTGCGCCAGACCTTCGCGCGATCGTCGTCGACGTCGTAGCTGTCGCGGCGAACATGGGGGTCAGGGCCACGGCTCTTCTGAGTGAGCTTGGCGGTGAAGGCATTGGTCAGCTGACGTGCCTCGCGCGCGGTCTGCGCGGCGGAAGGCGTGGAATTTTGCGACATCTTGTCGGCTCCCGGATGGGAAGTCGAAGGGCGCACGAAGGCGCCGGCTGAATCGGTGTTTTCAGCCGCGCGCTTGCGTGATGGCGTTGGCGTGCGAAGCGCCTAGATGTCGGTGGTGAGCTTCGGCGCGACTTCGGCGTTCGCCGAGATCACGCACGGTTTTTCGCTGGTTTCAGCGAGGTCAACGGAGGCGGTGGAGGCTTGAAAACCGCGGAAATCCGCGCTGTCGCCTTCGTTGACATCGCAGGGGTCGCAAGTTCAATCCTTGCCACGCCCACCATTCAAAAAAGCCTCGGTATCCTTTTGGATCCCGGGGCTTTTTGCATTTGGTGCTCATGAGACGGAGCCCCGGTACCAGCCTTTCCCGCCGCTCTTGCAGCAACTTTGAAGCAAGGGGTTCGAGGTGGCGACGACATCGAACCGACCTACCCGCCGATCCGCACGGGTTTGTCGGCAGGGGTATCCCGCACAAAGCTGGATGTTGGTCACGAAGCCGGATGCGAAGGCGTGGAGCAAGCCGGGATATAGCGAAACGTAGCGCTGACATCGGGTCGGGAGCTAGAGGGCATGACGTTGGCGATGGTGATCCTGCGCTACTGCCGGTCCGATGGACACGACGTTGACCGGCTGGCGGCGCGGCATGAGAACAGGTCGATGATGAACCCGGCAGCCATCCTTCAATGGTCCAGACGTAGATGACGTCAGCGTCCATCTTTGGTTGGGCGTCTCGGCTGTGAGCACACATTCGTTGCGTTCACAACCTCCGGTCCCAGGACACCCTATCCTGGCGCCCACGGAATCGGCAGCAGCACGGTCGGCCGAATTTGAGCGGCGAAGAGCCTTCGGGTCAAGCCTCTGCCATCAGGTAGATCGACTGACTTCGCTAATATGGTCAAAGTAGGTCCGGGCAAGCCGTGACTGAGTGCCGGCCGGGAGGTTGAGCGCGACAGACGGCCCGGCGTAGCCCGGTTTCAGGGGCAGCCTCCCGAAAAGATATTCGGCACCGCGCACCGAATCTTGAAAGGATCTTCTGACAGGTTCCCTATCCAACAATATCGGTCAGGGAACCTGTCCTGCCCACCATTAAATTGGCCGGCGATCAAAACATGCCATCATATCCACGTGATAGTCTGAATATCTCTATATCAGAAATTGGCGTTGATACCGATGGTGATTCTTCGTCCGAATACATCGTACATCAGAGGCTGCGTATTATACCACCCGCCATGGTTGTTAACCATCAAATAGGGCGACGTATCCAGTATGTTATTAATGGTCAGGCGCATGCTAGCCGACTTGCTGACTTTCAATGTCGCGCCTACATCGAAGAAACTCGAAGACGGCAGGTGAGCTTCTTTCGGTGAAATGATGATGTCGTCTATGGTTGGCGGCGTGCTCAGGATCGGGTTGGACTGCAAACCCGCATATCGGACTGCACCTGTGTAGCGCCATAAGGCGTTCAGCGCCAAATTGCTCCATGGCAGCGCCCAGACTACCCGGACCGTATGACGCCACCGCGGGTTCGCCGCGGAGCCGCAGTTCTCTTTTCCACCATAGCCGAAATAGCCCGTGCAATCGAACGATGGCGTACCCGGCACCTTTTGTTGCTCATTCTTGAGTCGAAGGTTGCCGCTGAAGTTCAGGGCAATTTCACCAAGATTATGCTTCAAGAGATCGCTCGTTATCAAGCGGTAATCGGAGTTGAAGTCGATCCCCGAATTGATTTGAGAACCGAAGTTGGCTGGCGTGCCATCGGCATACGATCCAGGAGCATCGATCCGGCCGGATGTCGCATCCCGCTTATACCGGGTGCAGTAAAAGCTGATGCCCGCCTGACACTGTATAAAGGAGATGTACGGATCAACATAGCTGATAAACTGGGTAATCTTGTTGCGGTAATAATCCACATTGAAGACAAAGTTCGGGATTATCTTTGGGGTGATCGTCATTCCCACGGTTATAGAGGCGCCTTGCTCAGGCTTGAGATTTCTGTTCCCGCCGAAAAGGATGTTGCCCGGACAGAAGCCCGCCTCGTTGCAATCCGTACGATTGGTCAAGGCCGCATATTGCGGCGCGGATACGCCGAACGCGAGGCATTGGGCGGCAGTCAGGCGGCGGACGACCGGTCTTGTTCCGCCCGGTGGCGAACAAAGATCGAGTAATCGTGCAAACCCTTGTCCCGTATCGATGATGTTGGGGGACAGCGTCTGATAGGGATCGACGCGATAGGACGTGCTGTAACTGCCGCGAAGCGCGAATTGATCCGATACGCGATAATCTACGCCAGCGCGCCAATTGCTGCCGGTAGCGCCGCGGAAATCCATCCGGCGATAGGCGCCGCTGGCCTGCAAATATTGGATGAAGGGCACATCCTGGATGAGCGGGACGGCGATTTCTCCAGATACGTCGATTTCGCGGAAATCCGTGTCGATCGGCAAGCCGTACACCGCCCCGCTTGAAACCTGCGCAAATTGCGCATGTCGAGCTTCGACATTGACGGAGAAGCCCACCGGATTTTTGGCGAGTGGTGAGCGGATGCCATAAGCACCGAGAGCCCCGGAGATCGTCCCGTTGACGATCGCCTCGACGGTATGACCCTCAAACGACCCGGGATTTTGGGTAAGGTAATCAAATCCTGCTTCGTTCGGCCCGTTGGTGCTGAAGATATCGAGGGGCTGGCACGCTTTATCGTCGGCCAGATTGCGCTGGTTCAAACCGACATCGTCAGTCACCTCGGCGGGCACGGGCGTCAGGCAAACGACCTGACCGTTGATGGTACGTGCGCGCAGTCCGTTGGCCAGACGGCGTGCCGAGAAAAACGAGTTGAATACCGAGTGATCGGTCCGATCCGTCCGTATTATGTTGGTTTCGTATCGAATATCGTTCGTCAGCTTACCCTTGAGTTGGACCGTCATACGGCCCTCCTTCAGCGTAAAATCATAAACCCGGTCAACATCGCTTGGCCAATACGCCACGAAGCCGAACTTTCCGGAAGTATTGGGATCGCCGGCTTTCGTCCCGCAGAGGGAAGTCGCCTGTTGATTGCTAAGATAAGGATTGTCGCAATTGATGTCGACTTCGGTCGCATAGGCAGCATCAAAATTGCGGGTTCGGCTGCTCGTTGCAAAACGAGAGTGCGAGTAGGTCGCATTGATCTCGGTTTGCGTACCCTCCTCTATCATGTAGCGGCCATTGACGCCCCAATCGAAGCGTTTGTCCGACCGGTAAATGAAGTCCTGACTTTGGGTCAGGATGTCGTCGGTGTTGGTCGCGATGCGAAAGCGCTTGGATCCGTCGATCGCATTACTGAAATTGCCGCCGTCGGTCGGGCCGCCGGGTTGTTTCGGGTCCTTGGCGAGTATGCCAAATACTCCATACGGATTGTAGGTCCCTGGATTGACGCAGAAGCGCTGCGAGCGATCGTTGAATGTCCCGGGCAGTGCACTGTCCGACGGCCCGTTCGCCAGCGCGCACGCGGTGGTATCGAATTTGTTGCTGGCGAGGTCGGTTGTGATCCGATATCCGGCATGCGCCGTTATGTTGCCGCGATTGCCGTCGAAGTTAAATCCGGTCGATCCATTTACGAAACCTTGCGGACCGCCAATAAAGTTGCGCGGTGGAAGGTTCAGGCGGTTGGCGGCGATCAGGGATTGCATTTCGGTGCTGTCGTTTCGATGCTGGAAAAACGAGCCTTCGCCATCCAGGGTAATGCCTGTGTAATTCCGTTTGAGGATATAGTTGACGACGCCGCCGACCGCATCCGAGCCGTAGACGGCCGAGGCGCCGCCGGTCAGTACCTCCACCCGTTCCAGCATTGCGGCAGGAATGTTGTTGGTGTCATTCGTGGCACGCTGGCCATTCACCAGCACCAACGTGCGAGATGATCCGAGATTGCGGAGATTGATCGGGCTGCGACCGAACGACGCAGGATCGTTGTTGGTATTCCTCGTCTGGTTGCCCAGACCGGGTTGCACCGCAGGAAGCGAGTTCAATGCTTCTTCCAGATGCGCAAGGCCGCGACGTTGGAGCTCGCTACGCCCGACCGTCTGTACCGGCGCGCCGGTCCTGCCATAATTGCCCGCGATACGCGTACCGGTAACGACGATATCGTTCGCAGGCTCGCCGGTTTCGTTAACGCCCGAGTTCCGGGCCGCGGCACGCGCCGCCGATTGCGACGCCCGCACTTCGCGCCTCTGCCGACGCGCCTTCCGCCGATCGGCCGCGGCCTGTTTCCGCGCGGTGGCCTTGTCAGCCTTCATCGATGCGCTGGTGGCGCCGGCAGTCTGTGCAATAGCCGCCGTCGACGGAATCCCCGTCATGAATGCAATAGTCGCGACGCCAGCCGCGAGTTGAACCCGGTTCAT